GCAAAAACAAGAACATTTGCGAAAATGACAGCAGTAATTGCGTACAAAAGAGCAATGGCAGGTGACAGTGGAGTTATCTTATGTGGTCGTGAATTTATGAATTCTCTTGAAGATTCCTCACTTGAAGAAGTTAAACAGGCAATTAGAGCAGAGTCATTTTTAAATGATTTTTTTGAAATAGGTGAAAAGTACATCAGAACAAAGTGTGGCAGAGTATCTTATATATTTTCTGGATTACGTCATAACTTAGATAGTATCAAATCAAAAGCGAGAATATTACTTGCTTGGGTTGATGAGGCAGAATCAGTCAGTGAAATGGCTTGGAGTAAATTAATTCCTACGGTTCGTGAACATAATTCAGAAATCTGGCTGACGTGGAATCCCGAAAAAAGAGATTCCGCAACGGATAAGCGTTTTAGACAATTCCCACCTGATAGCTCGGTGATTGTTGAAATGAACTATACCGACAACCCTTGGTTTCCTGATGTATTAGAGCAAGAAAGACTGAATGATAAAAAACGCCTAGACGATGCAACTTATCGCTGGATTTGGGAAGGTGCTTACTTAGAAGCGAGTGAAGCTCAGATCTTTAATGGTAAGTATGAAGAATTAGAATTTAAACCAAATCAAGATTTCAACGGTCCATATTTTGGGCTTGATTTTGGCTTCGCTAAAGATCCAACTGCTGCAGTTAAATGTTGGGTGTTTGATAATAACTTGTATATTGAATATGAGGCAGGCAAAACAGGCTTGGAGTTAGATCACACAGCGGGTTTTATGAAAGAAAGAGTGCCAGATATAGAAAAATATATATTACGTGCAGACTCAGCAAGACCTGAATCTATAAGCTACCTGAAACGCAACGGTATTCCTCGAATTGAGGGGGTTAAAAAATGGAGTGGATCGGTTGAGGACGGTATAGAGCACATCAAATCTTACAAAAAAGTTTACATTCACCCTCGCTGCAAAGAAACATTGCGCGAGTTCAGGTTGTATAGCTACAAGACAGACAGATTAACAGGCGATGTGCTACCTACAGTGCTTGATGAACACAATCATTATATCGATGCAATCCGTTATGCGTTAAATCCACTAATGCAGCATATGGGAAGATCAACACAATTGCCATTAAAAGTACGCTAAGGATTTTATATGTTTAAAGTATCTGATATTTCGTCAGAAATGGCGAAATTGCATTCACGTATCCGCATTATAGATGACTTGTTAGGTGGAACAGAGCGAATGAGAGAAGCTGGTAAAATCTATTTACCAAAGTTCCCATTAGAAGATGAGGAAACTTACAAAAATAGGTTAGAACGAACAACGCTTTATCCAGCTCTAGAAGAAACACTCTCCCAAATGAACGGGAGAGTTTTTTTTACCCCAATTAATATCACAAAGATCAACAATAAGCTTGCTAGTGAAATACTCCCGGATGTGGATATGGAAGGGAATAACCTTGATGTGTTTGCATCCAGTTGGTTTCACGCAGGATTAGCCTATGGTGTTAGTTATGTTCTGGTCGATTACCCAGTCACAAACGATGCCAAAACGCTAGCAGAAGAAAAAGCCATGGGGGCTAGACCTTATTTAGTTCACATTCATCCAGCCTCAGTTTTGGGTTTTAAAACAGCCAGAATTAACGGTAAACGTGTATTTACTCAATTTAGATACCGTGAGTTCGTTGATGAAGAGAATGGAGAATTTGGGTTAAAACAGATTGAGCAGATCAATGTGTATGAGCGAGGAATAGTTCGAAAATTCAGAAAAATTGAAAATGCGAAAGATGGAGATAACGATTATTACTTGCACGCTGAGGTTGAGCTTAAGCATTTAGGCAAAGCTCTTGATTTTATTCCTATCGTACCTTTTATTACAAAACAGAGTGATCACTTTGGCATTGGAAGACCTCCATTGTTGGAGTTAGCCCATTTAAATATTAAACACTGGCAATCCCAATCAGACCAAGACAACATTGTTAGTGTTGCAAGAGTTCCAATCCTTGCTAGAACTGGAGCGGTTGAGGGGGAGCAGTTTCAAATTGGGGGTTCCGTAATTGATCTGCCAAGAGAAGGTAGTCTTTTCTATGTTGAACATTCAGGTAATGCAATAGGTGCCGGGAAAGAATCAATTAAAGAGCTTGAATCTCAGATGTTGGTGGCTGGGGCAAAACTTCTTATCAAAAACATTATCGCCATGACTGAAAGTCAAGCAAGAGATGAGCAAGGAAAAGAAATTAGTCAATTAAGACTTTATGCCAACAAATTCGAAGACGCACTTGATTTAGCGCTTGAATATGTAGGTTTCTGGCTTGGTATTGAGAACGTAGGCAATGTTGAGATAAGCGGAAACATTGATAGCGAAATCGATCCTAACGCCTCATTGGATATGGTTATTAAACTGAATTCGGCTGGAGTCATTTCCACCCAAACAACATTTGAGGAGGCAAAACGCAGAGGTTTGCTATCTGATCATGCTAGTTGGGAAGATGAGCAAGCTAGACTAGAAGTCGAAAGTATGAGTGGAAATTTCCATGGAGAAAACAATGAGTATTGATGAGCAAATAGAACATCTGCTCACAGATCATAAAATCTTACTCTTTCGTTATGACGCCTCGCTAAGACGAGAAATCGTAAAACGGCTCAATAAACTGCAAAAACAGATGTTGAGCCGTATTTCTGCTGTTGGGTTGGAAAATGCAAGTAAAAGAGATGTAGCAAAGTTACTTGGTGAGATAAAAGAACTTATCAAGAGTTACTACGTTGAAATGTATAGTTTTACAGATGGTGAGTTGCAAAGCCTTTTACCAATTGAAGCTTTGGCAATGATGGAAATATACAACCAGTCCGTAAAATTCGATTTATTCAACAAGGTGCCGGACTATAAGTTAAAAGCCAATAAAACCGCTCAAATCGTCGCCGGTTCACCTTTGTCTGATTGGTTCGATAAGCAGGGAGGCGATTTAAGTTTTAAGTTCTCCGGGCTAATTAGACAGGGTATTTTGGACGGTAAAGCAACAAGCAGAATCATCACAGAAGTAAATGAGCTTATGGTGCATTCACGTCGTTCTGCTGAAACATTAGTTAGAACGGCTGTGATGAAGGTTAACGACGAAGCTCACAAGCTTTTGCGTGATGAAAACATGGATATCATCAAAGGCGAGCAACACATAAGCACTCTTGACACGAGAACGTCAGAAGTTTGTCGTGCTAGAGATGGTTTAGTGTGGGATTTAAACCAAAAGCCAGTTGGTGATCACAAGGTGCCATACCAAAGACCTCCATTACATCCAAATTGCAGATCAACCTTGCGTCTAATTATGAAATCTTGGCGAGAGTTAGGCTTTGATGTCGATGAAATTCCAGAAAGCACTAGAGCCAGCATGGATGGACAGGTAAAAGCTAACATCACTTATGAAGATTGGCTTAAAAACAAAACTAAGGCGCAACAAGATGAAATCTTAGGCAAGGGTAAGGCTGATTTATGGCGAAATGGTGTTATCACTTTTCGGGATATGCTAGATCAGTCTGGGCGCCCCTTGACACTCAAAGAACTTAGAGAGCAGTTTAAATTAGGCGGTGTTGAGAGTGCCGTAAATGCTGTTTATAAACGCGCAAGTGAATTAGAGCCGGCATTTACAAATGATATGTTATCCATCGTTAAGCAATCTAATGGCTATTTAGATGGGTTAGATTATCGCTTGAAAAGCATTGATTCCATCACGCGCAAAGTTCAAACGGATATTATTAAAACCGGAATAACAGAAGGAGAGTCGCTAAGTAAAATAACTGATATTGTGCGTTATACCACAATTTTTGAGAGCAAGAATTTCACGCAAAATTATTTTCGAATGCAGGAAATTCTTACTGAAAAAGGTTATAATGTAACCAGAGTTAAAAATACTTGGCGAAAAGGTGCTGTATATAAAGGTATTAATACGATCGTTGAAAAAGATGGCGTTAAGTTTGAAATGCAGTACCACACCAGACAAAGCTTTGAGTTGAAGAATGGAAAATTGCATGAGTTATATGAAAAAGCAAGGATTCTTAATATTTCATCCGAAGAGCTTAAAAGACTTAACGAGAAGATGAAGGATTTAAGTAATCAACTTGAAACCCCTGTCAATATAGGAAAGATCAGGAATTAGCGATGGAATATTATCTTGTTTTCCCAAAGTCAAATAATCAATTGCTTGTGAGAGGTGAAGCATACGACTATTTAACGTTTGCCAAGTTTGATTTAAAAAAAAATGCTTGGGATAATTCTGATGCGTTTTATTGGGGCGACAAAATTTTAGCAAGTGATTTTGTTGATTTCGAGCAAATATCGGAGGAAATGGCAAATGCATGGATTGATAAGCATAAGTGATAAAGCAAAATTATTTGCAGAGCAGATACATGCTAATCAATTTGATAAGGCTGGAAGTCCTTATATTTGTCACTTATCTTTTGTTGCTGAAATGCTTACAGGTGAGCACGATGATGTTATTGCTGCGGCTTGGTTGCATGACAGCGTGGAAGATACCGAAACTACAATAACTGACGTTAAACACCTGTTTGGTGAACACATTTCCGAAGCTATAGATGCGATAACGAAACGAGATGGTGAGGATTATCATGGCTATTTGCAACGAGTAAAATCGAATGATATAGCAAGAAAAGTTAAAATAGCTGATCTCACTCATAATATGGATTTAAGTCGTTTACCAAAAATAACAGAAAAGGATTTATCTCGACAGAGAAAATATCAACAAGCTAAACAATTTTTACAAACCTAGCCTAGCGCTAGGTTTTTTATTACCAAATAAAAGGAAAATATGAACAGTGAATTAATCCATGTTTATCCAATAAACGACTTAAGAGAGCATGAACATAGCGAAAATTGTTGGTGTAAGCCAATTGTTCTTGAAAGTGCTGATATTTGCATCCACCACGCAATGGATCAGCGCGATCGCTATGAAAATAGTGAATTAAAAATGCACTAACAGATTTAAAACAGAAAACAACGACCGCCTTAGTGGAAACACGAGGTGGTTTTTTATACCCGTCATTCAAGGAATGGCGATTTTAACGTGCTAGGCACATCAACAACATATCACGAGGTGATCTTTTATGTACACATTTATGAATTTAGGCAAATTCTCACAAAAGCTTAATGGCAATCCTGATGAAGCTGGCGGCGGTGCTGGTGGTAGCGGTGCTAGTGAGGCGAAATATACACAAGCCGATCTTGATAAAGCCATTAGCGAAGCAGTCGCAAAAGAAGTCGCTGGACTTAAAACAAAGAATTCTGAATTGCTAGGCGCTCAGAAAGATTTGAAAGAGAAGTTAGCTAAATTCGACGGCTTAGACCCGGAAACCATTAAAAATCTCATGACTCAATTCGAGAATGATGAGGAAATGAAAAAAATTGCTGAGGGCAAATATAAAGAAGTCATTGAAGCTCGAGTAAGCAAGGTCAACGAAGCAAAACAGCGTGAAATCGACGCACTCAATGCGAAACATCAAGAAGAAATGAATAAGCTACAAGCAAGCTTAGATCGCTATTCTGGATTGGTTCTTGAAAACGCTATCCGTAGTGAGGCAACCAAAGCAGGTGTTACCTTTGGTGCTGACGATGCTGTATTAAGAGCTAAGCTCACGTTTAAGCTTGATGACGGACTCGTTGTTCCAATTGATGAAAATACTTTTGGTGGTGATGGTAAGCCATTGACACTGAAAGAATGGTTCGAAAGCATGAAAGAAAAGGCACCTCACTGGTTCCCAGCATCGCAAGGCGGTGGTTCTTCTAATGGTAGCCAAAATGGAGCGAAAACAATGTCTCGCGCTCAATTCGAAAAACTCTCTCCTGCGGAAAAAATGAAGACCATGCAGGATGGAATTACATTAACTAACTAAATTAAAAGAGGTCAGAAATGGCAGAACAAAATACTTTAACAGCAATCGCACCATCTCTTTATGCTGCGTTAAATACCGTTTCTCGCGAGATGGTTGGATTCATCCCAGCGGTTAACCGTAACTCAACAGCAGAGCGCGCGGCTTTAGGCGATGAAGTGACTGTACCAATCGCAAGTGCGGGTGAGCTTGAAGATATTTCACCGGGTCAACAACCTAAAAATTCAGGCGGTACCACTCCTGAATCAGTCAAAATCAAGATGGAGCACTCAAAAGCTGCTCCTATCATTTGGACTGGTGAAGATGAGAAACGTGTAAGTAACGCTGGTGTTTATAATGGCGTATTAGCTGATCAGTTTGCTGATGGTATGCGCAAGCTTGTTAACTCTATTGAGCGCGATGTCGCAAGCAAAGCGTTGATTGGTGCCTCTCGTGCCTATGGTGAGTATGGCAAAACACCATTTGGTACAGCGGGTAATTTATCTGACTTCGCTGGTGTTGCCCGTATTCTTGATGACAACGGCTGTCCTATCGTGGATCGTCAATTAGTCGTCAACTCTGGTGCGATGGCTAACTTGCGTGGTGTGCAGTCTGTTTTATTCAAAGTGAATGAGGCAGGTAGCGCAGATATGTTACGCGACGGCTACACAGATCGAGTGCAAGGTTTTGCCCTTCGCAACTCTGCTGGTATCTCAATGCATAAACAAGGTAATGCTGCGTCAAAAACTTTAAATGGTGGTGCGGCAACGGGATTGCGTGAACTTGCATTACAGGCTGGAACAGGTGATTTCAAAGCGGGTGATTTGATTTATCTAAACGATGATAAAAACAACATCTACACCGTGGCAGAAGATTTAGGCAACGGTGCGGGCAAATTGAAAATCAACGCACCGGGTATTGTCACTTCGATGTCTGGTAGTGAAACCATTACATTATTTGGCGACTTTACACCTAACTTTGCCTTTGACCGTAACGCTATTGTGCTTGCAACACGTGCGCCAGCACAACCAACTGGTGGTGATAGCGCGGAAGACGTTATGTTCTTAACCGATCCAGTTACTGGATTAGTGTTTGAAGTTCGCGTTTATCGTCAATACCGCCAAGTTAAGTTTGAAATTGGTATGACTTGGGGCGCGAAAGTTATTAATTCTCGCCACTTGGCAATTTTAGCGGGTTAACCTGAAACAATATAAAGAGCGTTCCGAAAGGAGCGCTTTTTTTATGGAGAAAGATTATGTTTTTTAGAATTGAGAAACAAAATGATCAACTAGTAGTACATCAAAGCACGCTTTCTGAGCATGAATCTTTGGGCTGGGTTGTTTTAGGACCAGTAGAAACCAAAAAAGAAGACAAAGACTTATCTGCTTTGAAAGTAGATGAGTTAAAAGCAATGCTAACTGAAAAAGGGATTGATTTCGATCCTAAAGCCAAGAAAGATGACTTGATTGCCTTACTTAGCGAAGAAAGTTAAAAGTAAAGGGGGAGATATGGATTTAATAATCCCTAATGACTCCTACGTCACTTTGGAAGAAGCTAATAAATATCATGCCAACAGAAATAGTGCATTTGTATGGCAAGAACTTGACGACGAAACGAAAGCAAGACGTTTAGTGAGCGCATCGGATTTCTTAGACTTCAATTATCGTTTTCTTGGTAGAAAAGCAGATCCATCACAACTTCGAGCATTTCCTCGCACTAATACTGGTGGGACTGATAGTAAAGGCATTCCAACTTCGGTCAAATACGCCGTATTTGAGTTAGCTCTTTACGAGAATCTGAATGAAAATCCAGATAGTGAAATGTCTAGCGTTCGTGTTGGTCCTCTTTCGGTGAATTTCGAGAAAAACCTAGCATCTGGTAACGCAAGTAACCGCTTTGAATATGTAAAGGGCATTCTTGATACCTATTTGGATAAAAGCCAAGGTGGCGGCAAGGCTAGAATGTTAAGAGGGTGATATGTACGGTAGGCTAAAAAACATTTCATCATCACTCATCAAAAAATTTGGTTCTCCGTGTGTAGTGAGAATTGAAAAAAAAGGTGAGTACGATCCAGAAACAGGAAGTGTTAATACTGTTCAGGCAGTGGAAAACAAAGCTTTCTGTATTTTCGATAATCTTGCTTACGATTTTCCATCATACCGTGGCGATAGTGGCGCCAGCATGGTTAAACAATGCGATGTTTTGATTTACCTTACGGCGGAAGCTAAGCCAGAATTAAATTCACATGTTGTAGTGAATGGTGAAACGTGGCTTATTGTTAAATTTCAGCCAATTAAGCCATCTAACACCGTCATCATTTACCAATGTCAAGCAAGGCGATTGGGTGGTTAATATGGGAAGTTTTGTTATTGATATAGCAAAATTCAGAGAAAAGCTCGGCAATAAAGCAGATCTTGTTCTGAGAAAAGTTGGGATTGAAACGTATGAAAAAGTAAAACAGAAAACACCAGTAGATACGGGGCAGTTAAGGGCGAGCTGGACTGTAAGTGTTAATGGAATGCCGCAGAATTATAATGGCGATACTTCTGCGCTTAATACTGCCAAGTTTGGTGACACTATTATCATTGCCACAGATAAACCATACGCGCCTGTTATTGAATATGGTTTATATCCTAAACCCGGAGGAATAAAAACTGAGAATGGTTTCTCCACACAAGCCCCCCAAGGAATGGTGAGAATTACTGTTCAAGAAATGCAAGCTTGGCTTAGAAGCAATCTAGGGAAATTCTACTAATGAAAGCGAAAATCAGGGCAATACTTCAAAGTCATTTAGCAAAAATAAGTGATATAGAAACTGCATGGGAAGGTGTAGAAAATGTATTAAACCTACCTTATCAAAGTGTGTTTCTAAATATCTCAAGTACGCTAACAGGTGCAATTAGCGATAAGCCTAAGGCGCAAGAAACAGGGTTCTTACAAGTCACATTGTATTACTCTTCAGGAAAAGGAACGGCTGAGATTGAAGAAAAAGCATCGCAAATAAGACAGCATTTTTATGGTAAATCTTTTGCTAAAAAAGGTGTTCAAGTGGTTATCCACTCGCCACCACAAATAGGTGGCACTTATCTGAATGACAACATTCTTGCGCTACCAGTAACTATTAATTTTACTGCCTATGAACTCTAAAGGAGGAACAACATGGCAACAAACGCACAAGGCACGAAACGCACGATCGTTTTCGCCAAAGAAACCCAATTTGGTACTAAAGCTACACACACAGGAGCAAAAATCCTTCCTCGCATAGAAAGCTCATTAGATACCAGTTTTGAGTCTTTTCAATCTCAAGAAATGCGTGATGATATGCAACGTGCAGCATCAATTACAGGTTTTGAGAAGGTAGAAGGAGAATTGAAAGGGGAACTTTCCGCTGGTCAATGGTCAGCCTTTTTAGCCGCAGTATTACGCGGAAATTTCACCACTCAAGCGAAAGCTCCTATTATCAAGAAAACAACGAAAAGTAGTGGTGAAAAACAAGGGAAAATCTTAGTTGTACCACAAAACAATCACACCACAGACTCATTCACTATTGAAGATTTTTTCCAAGACGTCAGTGTTAGTCGCGTGTATTTAGGTTGCAGAGTATCTAAGATTAGTATTAATGTACAACCTAATGGTATTGCTTCAATTAGTGTCGGATTTTTAGGTCAACGAAGTGAAGAAGGAACCACGCCTTATTTTACTTCTCCAACCAACATCAACCAATCAGGCAAGCTCGCTGGTGTAACGGGTAAGTTATTGTTTAATAAGCAACCTTTAGGACTTGTGACTGGCTTTAAGCTTGACATTGACTTAAATGCGTCTAGTGAGCCTGTATTAGGTGCAAGATACGCCCCTGATGTATTTATCGGCACCGTTGCAGTGAGTGGCTCATTTTCTATCTATATGCAAGATAAGAAAATGTTTGATGCTATTCGTCGTGGAGAAACGCTTTCTCTTGAATTGCGGATGGACGCAGAAGATGCCACTAACAGCGATTACGTATCAATCATTTTACCGGGTATCAAGCTCACATCTATTGATACGGATGATGGAGCAAAAAATATCATCCAAACATTGAATTTTGATGCTTTCCCAGAGGTGTACGATAGGGGAAGCCAAATTGATGACATATTAAAAGTAGCAACCACAATGATTGTACAAGATACATTGGCTTAATCTAAGCCAAATAAATCAAACCTCGACTAGCAATAGTTGAGGTTTTTTATTTTCAACAATTAAGGAAATTTAAATGAACCTACAAAATCTTTCACAAGGTAACTTGTCAGAATCACACCGTTTTGAATTACTACACCCTGTCACAGGCGAAGGATTGGGAGCTTATGTTAGCGTAGTAAGCGCGAAAAGCGATCAAGCGCAAAAATTTGTCGCTAAACAGATGCGGCTGGCTCAAAAGCAAGAGTTTGAAAACGCTCGTAGTCGTAAACCGAAAATCAAAGAGTTGGACGAAATTCGTGAAGAATCAGTTGAACTTGCAATCAGTCGTATTGTCGGATGGGAAAATATCGAATGGGGCGATAAAAAAGATTTACCGTTTACGCCTGAAAATGCCCGAATGGTGCTAGAACAATGTGATTGGATTATTGAGCAAGTGCTTGAGCAGTCCAATGATTTGGGAAAGTTCTTGGTGAGCTAATAGATGACTTGCTTCGCTATGCGGAGCAGGAATTTAAACTAGATAAGAAACCAAAAGAATCAAACAGTACGCTGAGAGAGCATTTACAAGCAATTGCTGAGCAAACAGGCACTACACCTGAAGAGCTGGATAATCCGGAGCCTAATTTGGCAGTACAGCATTTGCTTGTGATCTTTCAGCAGCTATCTCTTTCTCGTCAGGCTGGAATGGTATTAAATCCAATTACATACAGCGAAATTGTAGCGTGGTCGCAGTTATATCAAACTCGCCTTTCGATGTGGGAGATTGATGTATTGAAACGGATCGATTTGGTTTTTCTTAATATTCAAAATGAATAGGTGGCGAATGGAAACCTTTACCTTTGCTCCAAACTGGGGAATGAAATTAAGCAAAGAGCCAAAAGTCAAAACCATTACTTTCGGCGATGGCTACGAACAACGTCTAAAACAAGGGTTAAACCACAATCTACGAAGCTACTCTCTTACATTTAGTGGAGATATAAATCAAATGCAACAAATTGAAGCCTTTTTAGACCGTCACGAAGGGTATAAGGCTTTTTTGTGGTCCCCTTACCACTCCACGCAAGGTAAATTCAAATGTTCAAAATGGGACATTGAGCAAAAAGAGAGCCACTGGACAATCTCTTGTGAATTTAAAGAGGTGGTAGCCTAATGAAACAAGGATAATTTATGACAGATATAGCCACTCTTGCCATTGAGATTAGAACTAATGGTATATCTCGCGCAAATCGCGATTTACGTAGTGTTGAGCAAGTATCACAAAAAACGGAAAAAGCCGTTAACTCTCTAAGCCTTGCTGTGAACGTATTGAAACGCTTAATGGCGTTAGGGATTGGCATTCAAGGCCTCTCAGGGTTCTTACAAATGGCTGACACAATGCAATCCCTGCGCGCTCAAGTGAAATTTGTGACAGGTTCATTGGCAGAGTTAAATAAGGTGCAAAATGAGTTATTTAATATTGCTCAACGTACGCGTTCCAGTCTTGAATCAACAACACAGCTCTATATTCGAACATCACGAGCCTTGAAGGATTACGGCGTATCGCAACAGCAAGCATTGCAGTTTACTGAAACCATTAACAAAGCAATGGCAGTGGGTGGTGTTGGTGCGCAAGAGCAAGCCAGTGCTTTAATGCAATTATCACAAGCGCTTGGCTCGGGGCGTTTACAAGGTGATGAATTTAGAACAATTGCGGAAACCGCGCCGATTATTCTTGATGTAGTCGCGGAATATATGGGGAAAAGTCGAGCTGAAGTGAAAAAACTGGCGTCTGAAGGCTTAATTACCTCGGAATTACTTTTTAAAGCAATCAGTGGCTCAACTAAGAAAATCAACAAGCAATTTGAAGAAATGCCTCTTACATTCGGGCAAGCAATGCAGCAGCTGCAAAATGCGGCCTTAAAGTTTGTTGGGGATTTGAATCAATCTACCAACGCAACCAACTTATTAGCTCAGGGGGTGAGTTTTTTAGCTGAAAACTTCAATACACTTGGTGCTATCGTTGGTGGTGTTATGTTGGGTCATTTGGCGAAGTATGGGCAATCAATGGCGGTGGCTGCGGTAAATGGACACAAACAAAGCCTCGCTAATTTACAAGTCGCTAAAACAGAGCAAGTAAAAGCAATAGCAGAGCTTAATGCCGCGCGTGCTAATATGGCGGTGTTGGCATCTGAATTGAAGTTGGCACAAACGGAGCAAACTCGTTCAGTTCTTCGGATGAGAATGGCTCAACAAGCGACACTCATTACCAGTCTAACCAATGCGGAGGCTGTAGCAACAAATAATTTAGCGATTGCTCAAGCTAAAGCATCTATCGCTGGTCGTGCATTGAAGGGGGTAATGGGGTTATTAGGTGGACCAGTTGGAGTTATTACCATAGCGGCGAGTGCCTTATTTTATTTTCATCAAAAAGCAGAAGAAGCTAGAGAAAGAGCATTAGATCTAGCAGGTGCAAATGAGAGATTAAAACAGTCTTACGAGGATTTAAGTGAGGCTGTATTACTTGATTTAATCCGTAAACAGATTGATGAATTGGCAAACTCTCGGAAGCAAGTTAAAAATATAGAAGATGAAATTAGAAACGCTCAAAGAGTAATAAATCAATTTTTAGGATTATCTGTTCCTGACAAATTAAAAATCGAGCTAGAAGCCCTGAAAGATAGACTTGCTAAGCTGAAAGAAGGTGAGAGCATCAATTTCTCAACACTAGAAAAACAACTTGGTGCATTAGCACCAATATTTGTTAGTAGTGGTAGAGATATAGAAGCTTTTAGAAAAAAACTTTTGCTATTGGGGTTAAGCTCGAAAGATGCTGAGGTTCTTATAAATTCTCTTGGAAAATCTTTCACAGATTCTGCGAAGTCATCAGGGAAAACGATAAATGGATATAGTCGCATCGAGTCCGAGTTAGCAAAACTTAAAGAGAGAACAGAAGAAGCAAGACAGAAGTTTGAAGTTTTAACTTTAAAACAGCAAGGAAATGAAAAAGCATCTTATGTACTTTCTCAACTTTATGATGTTTTAGGGGAAAAAGGCGCTGAATATGCTAATGTTCTTAAAGAAATCGCCGTTGGCAACTATATTGCTGCACAATCAGAGCTCTCTCACATTAAGGACGCTAAATTCTCTTTGGAAGAACTGATCGGAATGAAGAAAGAAGCGGAAACTGCATTTTGGTTCGTATCACAAACTGATAAATTTAGTGCTTCAGGCCAAGATAGTCTAAGTGAATGGAAAAATTTTTATAATGAACTTCAAAAAGCGAGCGCTGATAGCTTAACTCAAATATCTCTTAATGAGGAGCAAGCGTTGAGAGATATGTTAGAGAAGGCGAAAAAAGCTAAGATTGGGCACAAGGAAATAGAGCAAGCCAAAGCCTTAATCACTGAAAAATACGCCAAAGAGAGAATGGAAGTCGCGGAAAATTATGTGCCATCATTGAGATATGAGCGCGAATTGACTGAACATCTCAAGCTAATCGATCAGCTACAAAAAACTAATCGGATTACAGCAGAACAAGCCGGAGATGCCAAATTAGCGTTAGGTGCTAAATACAATCCTTTATTAGCTGCTCAGCAAACGTATATCAATAACCTGAAAGAGATTGAACTACTAGAAGTGAAAGGTGGTTTAACTAAACCACAAGCAGATATTGCACGTAAGCAACAGGCGACAGATCTAAAAAATACTGAATGGCAAGAGTGGCTGAAAAATGCGGATCGATCAGACCCTTTTAACGGCTTAAAAGTCGGTATTAAAGAATTTGGCGACCAAGCTAATGATGTAATGGGTAATGTTGGGCAAGTCACAGGTAGAGCATTAAATGGGATGACAGATGCTTTAACGGATTTTGTGATGACCGGTAAAGCTAATTTTGCTGATTTAGCAAGATCTATTATTGCGGATCTTGCTAGAATGATCATTAAAATGATGATTTTCAATGCACTAAAATCCGCTTTTGGTGGCACATCAATAGGTTCCTTTTTGGGGTTCTCTGAAGGTGGCATTGTGGGTGAGCATTACAATGGCGGTCTTGTTGGTTTCTCTAGAGGGGGATTTACTGGATTTGGAGGTAAATACACACCAGCTGGCATTGTTCACAAAGGTGAGTATGTCATCACGAAAGAGGCAACAAGTAGAATTGGCTTGGATTATCTCAATTATCTGAATTATGGTGATCGTGGTTTTGCGAATGGTAGTGGAGTGAATGTTCCGAGTTTAGCTTCTTCAACCTCTAGTTCTAATCGAAATATCTCAATAAAAATCATTAACAACGGTGAGCCTGTACAAGCTAATGTCAGCTCGAAAGAAAGCAATGGACAATTAGAGGTGACTGTTGAGCTTATTAGACAGATATCTAAACA